GACGCGCTCGCGGCTGCCGGCCCAACCGCCGCCGTCATCGCGGACGCGGTATGGGATGAGCTTCGTGCCGGCCATGTCATCGCCGGAAGCTTCGGTGAGGGAGTCGCGAGCGTTCAAGGCAACGTGACTGGCACCGTAGCCTCGGTGGTGGGTAACGTCGGCGGCAACGTGGTGGGCAATGTCAATGGGAACGTCGTGGGATCGGTGGGGTCCATTGCAGCAGGAGGGATCACCGCTGCGAGTTTCGCCGCTGGTGCGATCGACGCCGCGGCCATCGCCACCGATGCAATCGGCGCCGCCGAACTCGCTGCCTCTGCCGTGAACGAGATCGCAGACCAGGTATGGGATGAGATTCTGGCGGGGCATCTGGGAGTGGGATCGACAGGCGAAGCCCTCAACAATGCGGCGGCAGCCTCGCCCTCTGCGGCAGTCATTGCTGATGCCGTATGGGACGAATTGCGTGCGGGACACGTCATTGCCGGGAGCTTTGGGGAAGGTGTTGCCTCTGTTCAGGGCAACGTCACTGGCTCAGTAGGCTCTATTGCCGCTGGCGGGATCGTCGCCGCTTCCTTCGCTGCCAATTCGATCACGAGTGGTGCGCTTGACGTGTCGGCGGTGAACGAAATCGTTGACCAAACCTGGGACGAAATACTCGCCGGGCACTTGGGAGTAGGTTCTACCGGGGAAGCCCTCTTCAACGCTGGATCAGGTGCCTCTGCCGCCACCATTGCCGATGCTGTTTGGGACGAGCTGCGCGCTGGTCATGTCATCGCTGGTTCGTTCGGGGAAGGCGTGGCATCCGTCCAGGGGAATGTCACGGGCACGGTCGCATCGGTCACGGGCTCGGTCGGGTCGGTGGCCTTGAACGGGATTACGTCGGCCTCCCTCGACGTCTCGGCCGTGAATGAGATCGTCGATCAGACCTGGGACGAGATTCTGGCTGGACATCTCGGGGTCGGGTCCACGGGTGAGGCTCTGAACAACGCCGGATCCGGCGCATCCGCCGCCGTTATAGCTGACGCCGTTTGGGATGAATTGAGAGCCGGCCATGTCATTGCGGGCTCGTTTGGCGAGGGTGTCGCCTCGGTTCAGGGGAACGTCACCGGGACCGTGGCTTCCGTGACGGGATCGGTAGGCTCCGTGGCGTTGAACGGAATCACGGCGGCGAGCCTGGATGTCTCGGCGGTGAACGAGATCGTGGATCAGACCTGGGATGAAATTCTGGCCGGTCACTTGGCGGTCGGGAGCACGGGCGAAGCCCTTAACAACGCGGGTACGGGGGCATCGGCTGCCGTGATTGCCGCGGCGGTCTGGGATGAACCGCTCGCGGGGCACGTGATCGCGGGCTCGGCGGGCTTCGCTGAGAACCTGATCGACGACACGTTGGCGGCCGTGGTGAACGTCCAGGGGCGCGTACCGCTGACGCTCCATCCCGACGGACGGATGCGCTCCCATGTCGAAGCCTGCGACCCGCCGTGCACGCCGACGGGTGGCGGTGGTGGCGCCGTCGATACGTTCGAGGCGGTGCCGCTATGAACCCATGGGCAGCAGGCGTGATCGGGATGATCTTCGGCTTCTGCGCCGGGATCATCGCGGCCGCGCTCTGTATCGGCTCGAGCGATAGCCGGTTTCCGCTCATTCGGTCGGAACCCATGCCGGGCCATCAGCCGCCCCCGCTGCCGGCCGGGACCAAGCTCGCCCCGCCTGCGGGTGCCAGGACAGCCGTCAAGCCACCATCCAAGCCGCGCGCGAAGAGGAGTGTGAAGCATGGCCGTTGATCGTGGGCACGCCCAGCCGGGCCAGACCGTGCGACTCCGCGCTGCCTTTTCGCTCGCTGGTACGCCCGTCGATCCCTTCCAGATTCGGCAGGTGGAGATCCTCGACGAGAACATGGCCGTCCTCGCCACGATCTCCGGCACGTCAATTGTCCGCTCGGCGCTCGGCCAGTTCTACGTCGATTGGCCTGTACCATCGACAGAGCCCGTCTCGATCCACTTCGACCGCTGGTTTGCCACCGCCTCTTCCGGGGGCACGGAAGAGCCCTTCACCTTCGCCTTCCAGGTGCTCGCCTTCTCTTCCGCCACGGCCGGCACGCCCTACATGACCGTCGAATCGGCCCGCACGTGGCTCCCCGATGCCTCGGAGATCAACTCGGCCCAGCTCGCCGAAATGGTGCTCTTGGGCCAAGAGACAATCGAGTGGGTGACGGGCCAGAACTTCCTACCGCAGACGTCGGCCCGGATCTTCGACGGCTCGGGCCGGGGAACGCTCTCCGTCAAGCGCCCGATTCAGAGTGTCATCGAAGCGCGCGTCCTCTCGTGCCACCCGGGGGGCGAGGACTCGCTGATCGACCCCGCGGGTATCCGCATCTCCGGCAGCCGCACCATGCTCGCGCTCGGGAACGTCCAGCGCTACAGCGACCGCTTCGCATCGGGGTTCATCGGCTACCCCTGGGGCTGGCCCGGCGGCGGGTGCGGCATCTGGCCGCCCGGGTTCCAGAATATCCAGATCACGGGCGAGTGGGGCGCCTTCGCCTCGCCTCCGCGCCAGATCACGGCGGCACTCGGGCAGCTGATCCGCTATGCCGCGGTCTGCGATGACCCGCTCGGTTTGACCGATGCCGCCTTCTCATCGGAGTCCACGGACGGCGATCGCCAGTACACCATGCGGGACATCTTTAGGAAGGCACAGATCAACAATGCCACGGGCTACGCCGACGTCGATTCGATCCTCGCCCGCTTCCGTCAGGGCGTGATCGTGGGATCGGTCTAGGCGTCATGGTTACGTTTACCCGCACCAGCAAATCGCTACTACCAGATCGGGTGGTGCGCGTCGATCGCCGCTTGCGGATCGACGACGGCATGGGCGGGACCTATCCCAAGCATCAGACGATCATCCAGCGCTACCACGTGCGGCTATGGCCCGAGCAGCATCAGCGACGGGAGCGGGTCGAGCTCGGCGAACAAGAGGCGATCCAGGACTATCGCGCCGTCGCCGATCCGACACGGAACGGCAAGACGGTCATGATCGGCGATCGATTCTTCGATCAGAAGAACAACGAATGCTACGACGTGGTAGCTGTCAAGCGCCCGCGCCCGGGGCTCGCGTACTCGGCCATGATCCATTACGAGCTGCGGCTCGTCAAAGACGGTTGCCCGGATGCCGCGGCCGGCTACGGGGCAGCGACGGGTGTGGCTGGCGGAGCGGGTGGCGCGGCTACGGCAGGCGGGCCGACGCAAACGCATTTCATCATGCGGCACTTTGCCAACAACGAGATCTTCGGCTGGCAGGCGTTGCCGTATTTCGACGGCATGATCTACAACCTACAATTCGATGACCCGGCGCAGATCGCCGAGATCGAAGCCTTGGTCGCAGCCGGCCGCGATTGGTGGCGCTATTACGACGTGCTCGATTATTGTTTCTCGGCGACGCTCTTCGGTGGCACGACCCCGCCCATGGCCACGTGGTTCAACTATCTGCGGGACAACATCCAATTCGCCGGTTCGACGTCCCATCGCCGCTTTCGTGTAGCCGATACCGTCTCGCTCTTCAATGCCCCCCCGGCTGGCCCTCAACCCGAACAGCGCGAGCTTATTCCCTGGGGGCTCATTACCGCGGGTGAACGTGCGGCGATCGTGGCCCAGATGGTGGCCCTCGCCGATAGCCCGGGCGGCGTCTCTGTCCCCTCGGCCGGGGTCTTCTTGGATCAGGCGTGGCTCAATCTGCCCGACTTCTTTGTCGAGGATACGCTGACGAACGAGTCCGGGCATGGGAACCTGAAGGAAGGAAGCCCGAAGCTCACGGCTCTTGATTACGCCGGGACCGAAGCGGCTTTCGGAGACGGGGGCACCTGGAACACGCATCGCGCGGGCTTGGTCTCGCTCTACGCCGAGATCGCGGCGGCGCTCGGGGTGCGTTACGCAATCAAGAACGCGGAGAACCTGCCGCAGGGTGGCGACGTGGTGCCGAAGCCCTGGATGATCGAGAACGCATGGAACAATCTCCGGTACGGCGGATCGCAACCCGCGCGCTGGGCCGCCGCCAAGGCCGCGTTCGCGACCGATCCCCGGAACATCCTCTCGATCAAGTGCGAGTCAGCAGCGAACGCGGTGATTGGCGTGCCCGAAGCGCTCGCGCACTGGCAGGCGACGGGGGGCTGGATCTCCTTCACCGACGATGATTCCGTCCAAGGCATTGCGAACCGGGAGACGGCCTATCTCGAAGCGGCGGCGGTGCTCGCATCTCTGGGGTTCCCAGCGTAATGGCCGTCTACAAGTCCAATGGATTCAACCAGACGGCCGTCAACTTGAAGCGGCTCCAAGCCCGTAATCGCGAGCTTCTGAAGCTGATTTCGGGCGGGCTCCCGCGCACCATGATGAACGCGGGGCAGATCATTGAAGCGCGCGCGAAGGAGATCCTGACCGAGAAAGGCCATGTGGTGACGGGCAATCTCCGCCGCTCGATCAATACGCAATTGATCGATGCGACCGAGCGCCGAGTCGTGGTCGCGGTCGGATCCTTCGTCGAGTACGCGCCCTTTGTCGAACGGTTGCCGGATGGTGGCTTCCTCTTCCCCGCCTCCGTCGAAACGCTGCCCCAGACGATTCGCTTCGTCTACGACAACGGGATCAAGAAGCCCGAATTGAACTGGGGCAGGGCATGAGCTACTTCACCGGGCGCGATATGGCAGCGGCGATCCGGGATGCACTCCGGACAGATCCCTGTCTTGCGGGTCTACTCGATGACGAGATCGACGTGACCCACGGTACGGATGCCTTCTGCGATGAGCCCGTGAACGCGCACCCGGGGCGGGCGATCCGACGCGAACAGATGGGGTGGCCGTCCGACTTCTCGCGGGCAGTTATCACCTACGGACGCTTTCAAGCAATCCCCGCGTTCCCGGCGTCAACGCATCCCTGGGTCGAGAATTGGTCGTTCGTTGTGAGTGTGTTCGCGCGTGAAGGGATCACGCTCTCTGACGGCACGGACGGCGGATCGGGGGATTTGTGGGCGCTCGACATTTACGAGCACGTGCGCCGGATCCTCGGATGGGTCCGGGGAAACGACGGGCTCCCATGCAACGGTAACTTCCGAGTTCTTAACCGGCGGCATGACGGAGAAGTCCAGCCGCTCAAGTTCAATGACTCTCACCGCTACTGGCAGATCGCGACACGGTTTACATGGATGACCGTGAGCCGGGGGCTTGTTGCTCCGATCTGCCTGCCTTGTGAAGCGCCATAGGAGGGGCGAACCATGCCGAATCCTGCTCTCTGTACCGAGTTGATCGACCAGGCCCTGACCCTGGGCACGTTTCGCCTCTTCATCCAGCCCGCCGGTGGGACCGAGCAAGAGGTCGGGAACATCGAGACGGGCTCGTTTCAGTACACGCCGAACATTCTCGAGCATCGGCGTGGAATCGATAACTCGCTCGATGCGCTCTTTGCGCTCGGGCGGGATTACATCATCAACTTCACGACCGACGCGATCACGGCCCAGAACCTCGCCGCGCTCTTGAACGAGGATCCCGTGAACACGATCGACGGTTGCAAGATCCCGCTCACGGGGAACCGGTGCGTCCGGTCCTACGGGGCGCGCTTGCTCCATCTCTTCCCCTGCGAGTCGGAGGGCACGCTCGAAGTCCTCTTCTGGCGGGCAGCGATCCTCTCCGAGTTCACGCTCAACTTCGAGCGTGAGGCCGTGGCGACAGTCCAGGGAGTCATCAAGGCGCTCAACTGTGCGAGCGCTCACCCGACCGAGCCCTACGGCACGGTGACGCTCTTCGGCACCTGCCCGGCGTCGTAAGTGATTCCGTTTCCGCTCGGCCAACGGGTGGCCGTCTGGTCAGGGGTACTAGGGGCTAGTGGTGGCACCTTAGCTTCTAGGTCTGATGGTTGCCTTGCGGCCGAGCGGTCCATGTTGAAGGAGAACCCATGACGACCACGATTGACCATGACCGGGTGTGGAATAACCCGCCCCCGGTGACGATTCAAGGCAAACCGTTCACGGTGCGCGAGCTCCCCGCGGGCAAGCTCCGGCTCTACATGCGGGAGATCCTTTCGATCATGGGGCGCGCGTCCCGGGCCAGCGAAGACGAGCAGGCGGACGTGGGTGTCACGATGATCGAGGACTACGCGGACCAGGCTGTCGCCTTGATCTCCGAAGCCACGGGGCTCCAAGTGCAGGAGATCAACGATCTGCCGGGAAGTGTCTTCATGGAGCTCGCCTCCGCGGTGCTCGCTGCACAGGAGCCGATGGTGAAGGCTTTTTTTCGGCTGCGCCAGCAAGCCGCCGAGCTGGCGCCGAAACAACCGGGCCAAGCGAATGGGAATACCGGTCGGCACAGCTCGTCGGGGAGCTCGTCGGCGCCGGATTCGACCTTGAAACTGTCCTCGAACGATTGACCTATAGCCAAATGATCCTCTTCGCACGAGCCTCCCAGCAACGTCAGGTGGACCGCTACCTGACCGAACTCGCGATCGCCCACAATCCGTACGGCGAGAAGGAGAGCGACCGTCGGAAGCTCTTCACCGAGTTCAAGAACGAGCGGGCGCGGCTCGTGCGTGGGGACACGGGCGGCAGGATGCGGCGGCAAGAGGGGATCAAGCTCTCGGATCTGACGGCGGCTTTGGGGCCGATCAAGCGGGTGACGTTGACGCCTGAGGAGATGGCGGCACGGCTTCGGCCGCAGGGAGTGGCCGTCCCATGAGCGTCACGAATACCGTAGAGACTCGGTTCTCGGCCGACGCCGCGGGCTATATCACGGGCGTCAAGGCGTCGATTGCCGAGCTCGAAAAGTTCATCAAGACGAACCAGAAGGCCGGGCAGGCGGTCAAGAAGGGCGGCGCCTTCGATGCGGGAGGGATCGCCGACTTCATCAACAAGAACCGCACGCTCGGGGACCTTTTCAAGAACACAGCCAAGGCCATCGCTGGGATCAATCCGGTTTCGGCCTTGGCTGTGGCTAGCATCGGCGCGATCGGGGGCGCGGCAACGCTCGCGGCGAAGGAAGCGATCAACTTTGCCGAGCAGCTGAATGCCGTCTCACTCCGCACGGGTGCCACGGTTGAATCGCTCTCGACGCTCGGATTCGCGGCCGAGCAATCGGAAGCATCCTTCGCCGATCTCCAGGTTGGGCTCCGCAACCTACAGCGCCAGCAGGCGGCAGCCACGCAAGGCAACAAGGCTGCTGCCCGCGCATTCCAAGACCTTGGCATCGAGACCAAGAACTTAGCGAATATCCCCGTCGATCAGCTATTCCGTGATGTGGCGCAGGGTGTCGCTTCGCTCGGGAGCAACGCCAGGAAGACGGCGATCTCGGCGCAGCTTCTTGGCCGCTTCTCGGGCCCGGCGCTCGTCCCACTCCTCAAGCAAGGTGAAGCGGGGATCAAGGCACTCGAGGATCGCCTGCGTTCACTTGGCGGGGAGATCTCGGGCAACTTTGTCCGGCAGGCGGACACCTTCGGAGATCAGCTGAAGGAGCTGAAGTCCGTCACGATCGGCTACGGGCAGGCCATCGGAACGGCAACACTCCCCGCGCTTAATCTTCTGATCAAGGCGTTTGTAGACGCGATCGCCCCCGGCAAAGATCTGGCAATCCAGTCGGCGAGTATCGGCACGCAGCTCGAGATCATGACGATCAAGGCGATCACCTCGGCTCGCATACTGCGCGATGTAGCCGAAGCGCCTAAGAATCTCGGCAAGTCTGGGCTCGGAGCGCTCAAGGTATTTGGCGCCGAGCTCGACCGGATGAATGCCGAGATCGCCGAAGCCGAGAAGAAATTCGATGACCTCTTCAAGCCGCGGCCGCCGCTCGAGCCTACGCCGGATGACATTGAAGGGACGACAACGGCGCTAGAGAAGCTCGTCACCGAATTCACGGCGCTCGACAAGGCAGTCGATCCCGTCGTGAATCTGGCGAAAAGCCTGGCCGGAGTGTTCCCGGATCTGAATCCACGCTTCGCGACACTGGTCGAGCAGTTGAAGGGTGTCGCCAACACGGGCCCCGAAGCGGCGAAGGCTTTAGAGCGCGTGGTCGCCGTGGCCGCGCAGGCGCAGTCCGATCTCTCGGACGAGCTCGGCCAATCCGTCCGGGATCTGACTGGGGGAGGGGATGGGGTTGGAAGCCGCATAGGCCGCCCGCTCTCGCGGCAGGGTGAACGACGCGAGGCTGGAGTCCAGGGACCGCTCACGCAGGAGCAGACGCAGGGAGTAGGCGAGCCGCTAGGGGCGGCCGACGAAGGACTCGCTTCCGCCCAGGCATTGCAAGATGGCATCAGTGGTGTCGAGAAAGCATTCATTGCCGCACAGACAGCGAGCGATGAGTTTTTCAAGAGCACCATTGACTTTACGCAGGTAGCACTACAGGCGATGGATAACTTCGCCACGTCGTTTGCCGACGCATTCGTCGAAGGCGCCAACATCTCCAAGCTAGCCTTCGGCAGCCTGTTCAAGCAGATCTTCAAGGATCTGGCGAAGGCCATCATTCGGGCGCTGCTGCTGAAAGCTATCCTTGGCATCTTCAACGCCACGGGGCTCGGGTCTATTACCAAGCTGCTGTCGCAAGGCGCACAGGGCACGCTGTCTTTCCAGGATCAGGAGAGCTCGATCATGGGGCGCGCGGCGCAGGCGCGCGGTATTGCCTCCGGGCTCGCCGGGCCCGCCCTCGCCGCCGCTCCCGCTGCCGGCGCCAACTCGTCGCTAACGGTTCAGATCCACGAGCCGGGCCCCCTCACCTGGTCCGAGATCACCGATCGCAAGGTGCTGCCGCGCCTCCGTGAGCGTCAGCGGCGCCTGAACGAGCAGCCCCTATGAGTAACGTGATCCGGATAGCGCACGTCGATCTTGCTGGCGGCGGGTTCATGCTCACGGACGACGAAGTGGTGGAGCTCGAAGTGCGCCGGGAGCAGATCGTGGTCGAGCAGATGGCGCAGGCCGGCAATCTCTCCATGATCTACGTCGGCGAGGAGCGGTATGAATTCGACTTCCTCTTCAACGTCTTCTACCAATCGACGCTCCAGAAGCTCGAATCGATCCGGCTACTCAGGCAAACGTTCACGCTCTACCCGTTCATCTTGGAAGAGCCGGCCACGGCCTTTACGGTCTTCTGGCCGGAGCAACCGACGATGACGGAGCGCTGGGTCCGGGGGCGCCGCTTCGCGCAGTGGGATAAGCCTGTCACGTGGAAGGAATCGCGCGAGGTTCTGTGTCCGCCGGTCGGGGGGAGTTAGATGGCGATCGTTGAATTCCTCGACGGCTGCGATCTCCCGCCCGTGCTCTTCGGAACGGGCAGGCTCTTTATCACGAGCGGGTCCAATGAACTGGACGCGGGCAACTTCTCGCTCGTGGACTTCATTGGGGACGGGGAGACCCGGCGCGTCTTCTTGGGGGCCGATGAGGTGGCTTCCCCCTTGGCGGTCACGGGGGCCTATCGCTTGGAGCTTACGGGGGACAGTTTCTCCGAGGAGAACCTGTCTAGGCTCCTCAACGAGGATCTGGACTCCATGATGGCAGGAGCACGGCTCCTCAACCTCCGCACGGTGCGCGCGGCGCCGACCTACCAGATCCGATTCGAGAAGGAATATCCGGTCTCGGAAGGCTGCCCGGCACTCCGCTGGATCAACCTGATTTTTTGGCGAGCCTATCTCGATACGTCATTCAATTATACGTTCTCGCAAGACGAGCAGACGGTGCATCGGTTTGTCTTCACGGCGCTGCCCGACCCGATCAATCACCCGTTCAATCCGCTCGGCCGAATCGTCATGGATAAGCCGTAGATGGCGCACGCGCTCAGTCGCATTGAGGGCGCCGAGCCGGGCACGTTCATCGCGCTGAACGGGGACATCGCTATCGGCAACGTCTCCGTATCCTCCGCTTCAGCCGATCGTCGGAGCGGCGACTACGGCTACCTCATTACGAACGACGGCGTGACGGCCTCATCTTTGTCTTGGGCTTGGCAGTTCGACGGCAGCGCAGTCTTCCCAGCCACGGGCAATGGCAAGCCCTCGACCACGGCGGTATTTGCTGCCGTGTCGTATCGCGTATGGCTCAAGGTCAAGGCCTATCCGAGCACCAACGGCTTGGAAGTGCTGACACTCGTAGCCAATACGGCTGGAACCAAGCGATCGATCTTCACCATGAGCACCACGGGTGTGCTCACGCTCGACGGGGTGGCCGGCTCGACAGCGCTGGCGCTCAACACGTGGTACGAGGTTACGGGACTCTACAGCTCGGCGGCAACGGGTAGTCATAGTGTCAGGCTCCGGGCGGATGGCGCGCTCGTGCGGTCGCAAGAGTTCACGAACGTCACGCCCACCGCCAACGGAACGATCCTTCGCCTGCTGGCGGGGAAGACGGCGCTGGCAGGTTCTCATACGATCGCCGTCGATGATCTCGCCTTCGAGGGAGCGGCCCTTGTCGCGTCGATAGACTACCCCTTGCCGGGCCACGTGATCGCTATGGATGGCGATGGGGATGGTGCGCTCGATGGGGTCTGGGCGGTGTTCGGTGCGGCGCAAGCCTGGCAAGCGACGGCGCGGCCGTTCGACGGCTCGACAACCGATATGGCGATCTCGGGGGCTGGATCGGTTCAGCGGCGCCAGTCCTTCACGATCGAGGACACGCTGGCCGCGGGTATCGTCGCACTCTCGGTGGTCAACGGCGTGCAGTTCTGCTCGATCTCGGCCCAGCCCAACGCACCCGGCAATACCGCGTCCCACTTTCTCATCGCAGCTTCGACCAATACGGCGGTGGTGGCGAGCTTCCTTAACTTGACGACGGCAGGCCTCAACGCGAGTGCCGCCCAAAACTATTACGCCTCCATGAAGCAGCTGTCGCCGTTCACTAGTGTGGCTTGGACGCTCGCCGAAATGGACGTGATGGTGAACGGGATACTCGGCGTCACGAATGCAGCGGCATCGGTGATCCGGGTAACGACCGTGTGGGTGCAGGTGGATTACGAACCACCCCCCGCCGCACCGACCGGTGGTAGCGCCAGCCTGCCGAGCGGCGGATCGACGCCCGCCCCCGAGCCCGGCCGTGACGTCTTCTGCGCGTCCGTCATCTTCGATCCCGGCGGTATGCAGGAGTTCGATCTCTCCTCGCGCCTCTCGCTCGCGCGCCCGATCCGGCAAGAGCGGGACATTCTCCTCCGCGATTACCGCGCCTCCGACGCCGATCTCGAATTCCGGGACACGGACGAGCTGTTCATCGAGACGAATCCCTTCTCCTTCCTCCGGGATCCTGTCACGGGTGAGCCCAACTGGTTCGGGAAGCGGGTCACGGTCGATCTTCGGATGGGGCAGGAAGTCCTGACGCGCTTCATCGGCCAGGTGCTCGAGGTGCAATCCCTCCGCGGCCGCGGCATTCTTAAGATCGCCGACCGCTTCCAGGCCATGTTCGACCGCCCGCTCTTGGCGAATACAGTCGGGCGCATCGTGAGCACTACGGGGGCGGTGGGGCTTGGGCCATCGATCAACGTGTTGGGCACAAACGCTCCGGTATCTGGCTGGTACTTGGGCAACCTGACGTTGCTAAACCAGTCGCCAGCCACGCGCAACCAGGCGACCAAGTGCCAAACCTGGACGCTAACCTTCACCTCGGAAGCAATACCCGACGGCAACTCGCACCCGGCCTTTTTCGTCACCGGGTCCATCACTGGCTTCGACGGCGAAGGGCAACACGGCGTGCCGGGATCGTTCGTAAGCAAGTCGGGCCAGATAGCGATAAATACCGACCGGGTGACGGGCGATATTCGCGAGAGCTACTTGGGAGTGGGCCCGGGCAACGCGCCCAAGGGCAGCACCACCAGCCTGCGCACAGTCTGGCGCCCGACGGCGGGGACAACGGCCGTCCAGGCCATGCGGCAGTTGCTCCTTGACTGGCGTGGGGTCGGGCTCGATCCCTCGGAGATCGATGGCTCACTGGATGCGCTCCTCGGCACGGCCGCTGACCAGCTCTTGCCGGCCGCCGAGTTCATCCCGACGATTGCCCGCATGTCCTTCGACGAAACACTGAACCTGCTGGCTGCCGTTCAAGCAATGGCGCTGCATTTGGGGTGCTCGTTCATCGAGAAGGCGAACGGGAATATTGGGGTCGCTTCTTTCATGCCGCGGGTGGTGCCGGAGCCGCCGGTACTGTGTCACTCGGCAGACCTGATGGATCTCCAGATCGCTCACCTGCCGATCTACAACGAGTACACGGTCGAGCACGCATTCTCGGAATCGAATGACAAGTTCACGCAGGGCTTTGCCTCCCCCGAGCCGACGGATAACGATAGCTTCGAGCGCTATGACAAGATCTTCCCCGCACCATCGACGATGCAATTTCGGGGCTACGATGCCTCGAACCTGCCCTGGATGCAGTCGATTGCGCTGGCGCTCTACGACCGCTATAAGGACCCGCGGCGGATCTACAGCGTACGCGCGAAGTCAGAGCGGCTAGCGGCCGACTTAGGCGACGTCTTCCGGATCGATTCGCTCGTGCCGACGATCGGTCCGCGGTTCACGGAGCCGGTTTCGATTGATCGCAACATCACGGGCGATCTCACGGCCGGGTTTGAGCTCGTCGAGGTGGACTCCGAGATTGTGAGCGGTGAGTGCGGCGGGTATCTCGGGCTCGATACGAATGAAACCGGGCTCGATGATGATTGCTGGGGGGTGTTCTAATGTCGAAGGCGCGGGTTAGCTGGGCATTCCAAGAGCGGCCGGTCTCATCCTCGAAGATGAACCAGGCCAACACGGACTACATGACGCCCGGCGTGCCCATATGGAGTTACTTCTACAGGTTTCAGAACGATTCTGGTGTCAATGTTGGTGCCGGGCCGCTCCTCGGTGGCGGGTTCTATCCGTACAACCCGCAGAAGTCGGTCTACGATCGGCTCTACCTCATCGGGGCCGCGTTTAATGGGGCAAGCGAAGAATCGGATGAGTTCGACCTGACGTTTGATGGCGGCGCCACGTGGACCCCGGCCTTCCCGTCGGCGGCGGCGGCGCCCATTACCATCCTTTCAACCACCGTCGCTGAGACTTGGAACCTCGATGTCCAGGTGGCAACGTTCCAGTGGATCGGGTGGCGATGGGCTGGTGGTGGCGTGTCCACCGGGACGGCGTTCGTTTTGGGGCTGCAGGGCTTCCTCTACCGCTCAACAGATACGCCGTTCTAGGAGGTATGGCGGTGCTCACGTTCGCTCGCTCATCCATTGCCCGCGATGTGGCGTCGCTCCACCCGACGCTCTGGCAGATCGTGCGCGAGCTGGCCGACGGCATGTGGTTCGAGTACACGAGCCAGGAGAATATGATCGTGACGGAGATGTTCCGCACGCATGACGAGACGGTCAGGATCTATACGGAGGCAGGGTTCACCCCCCCTGCCGCGAGCGTGCACGAGTCGGTGCGCGTCTTTGGCGATCCCTGGAGCGGCTGCCGCGGGGCCGATATCTCGGTCCGGATGGCGCGCCCGGGGATGCGTTACCAGGACTGGCCATTCTTGCCGGCAACCGTGGTGCGAAAGGCCGTGACGGCCATCAATAACCGGTGGCGCTACCAGGAGAGCGAAGCGCATCAGGTGGCATTGTTCCATTCGGTCGCGGGAACCCATCTGCACCTCCAGTGCCGTCCCGAGAGGGAGACCGTGCGCCGCGTGGACATTCCGCCGGGGGTGCCAGTATGAGCACGTGGAAAGTGGAAGGCATGGAGGAGCCCTGCCGGTGCTATCAGCGCGCATGTCTACAAAGCCTACGGATCGCGCAGGCGCAGTCGCACGATGTGCGGGTGCAGTATCTAGGCCAGAAGGAGAATCCGAACCGGCTGCCGAATCAGAGTGATTTCATCACGCATCCCGACGGCACGCGGGACTTTCGGATTGATCCGACGTGGTGGGAGAACCATAAATGAACCGGGTGGGACTACAGGAATACTTCGAGAAGATCCTAGAGTTCAGGTTCAGCGCCTTCGATAAGATCATCGAGGCCCGCTTTACTGCGATGGAGAAGGCGGTTCAGCTTGCCGCGAAGACCGAAAGCGATATCCATCGCGAGCGAGCAGCCGAGCTGTCCCGTCGTCTGGAGGCCCTGAACAACGAGGCCGGCCGCATTGCCGCGGACAAGGTGACGTATTTGCCGCGCGAGACGCATAATGCCGACCTGAAAGAGGTCAGCTCACGGATTGAGGCGATCAGCGGCCGCTACATGCCACGGGAGACGCATACCTCGGATCTGAAAGAGATGGGCACGCGGATCGAGGCCGTGAGTACCCGCATCACGTCGCTTGAAAGGGTCTCGACGATTGCCGTTTTTCTCGCCGTGGGGCTCCCGATTGCGATCCAGCTGGTGATCGCGGTCTCCAACTACTTCAAGATTGGTGGTGGGGCTCCCCGATGACCAGTTGCACGTCGAATGAACCAAGGAGGGTAACCACATGATCTCAATACTCGTGACGCTCGTTGTGGTCGGCGTCTGCATCTGGCTCGTGAATACCTACGTGCCGTTGCCGCCACCGATCAAGACGGTGTTGACCGTCGTCCTGGTGCTGGGTCTTTGTATCTGGCTCCTCCGGATCGCCGGCGTGTTGGGCGGCGGCGGCAGTCTGATTCAACCGTGACGAAAGGAGGGCCAATGCAATGGGCAGGCGGTCGGGAGAGACGACCGACCCATGACGATGATCAGCTCTTAAGACGTCTCGTGCAGCACGTGCACGGGATCGAGCAGCTGATAGAGAAGCTGGTCACTATCTTCTCGGCTCCGCCAGGGAAGGCAGAGCTGGGCTTGTTTGTACGCGAAATCCACGGAAGGAGATCGACGATGATTACGAGACCACCCATTGTCATGCTCGATGTCGAGCGTGTCTTAGTATCCACGGCACCCCGGAAGCCCGACGGTACGCCGGATCCGACGGTTCAGGTGTCATGGGTGAGTTCGGCCCCCGATCAGGTGGGGATCGAAGTCTTGCCCGAGCACGAGGGCTTGGATGCCGAAGGGCTCCCGATCACGATTCCTGGGACTCACGAGGCGTGGCTCCTGACGCCGCTCGATCGTGGGGCAGCGGACGTGACGATCTCGGCCCCCGGGTACGAGTCCACGCTCCAGCCGTTGAGCTACGAGCCCGGGGTTCCGGGGCAGCTGAACGTCTCCGTTGGGACGCCCGTCCCTGACTAGTTCCATGCCAGTCCCGTTAAACGCACCTGCGCGCCATCGTGGACCCCACCCGGGGCGAGCGGTGGCGCGTGGTTCACCCGTGAAGGATCAACGATGATCACCGAATACGGACTCCTGACGACAACGGACGCCGAATTGATCGGCGATGTGCTCGCCAATCTCGCCGGACGATTTCACGGCCAGACCTTGGAGCTCGTGGAAATCGGTATCCGCGAAGGGAAGACGTCCCGCGCGATCGCCCGCCATATGACAGGAACCCAGTTCCGCTATTGGGCCGTGGACTCGGCCCGTGACATGCCCGTAGCCCCGCCATTCCAGGAAGCGCATTTGGTGCTCGGGGATTCGACCGAGGTCTATCATCGCGTGCCCGCCGAGTTGCATTTCGTCCTGATCGATGGCTGCCATTGCGTGAACCACGTCGCCCTCGATTTCCTCCACTACGGCGCCCGCGTGACCCCGGGCGGGGTCGTCGTCTTCCATGACTCGGGCCGTCAGATGCAGGGAAAGGACTACCAGCAACACGGACCGCGGGAGCTGCCCGAGTTCTCGGTCGGCGTGCGGCTAGCGATCAAACTCCTGGGGATCGAGCGGCATCCGGCCTGGATGAAGGTCGGGGAATCGGATGGCTCCGACTGGGGTGGAGCGATGATCTTCCAGCGGGTGCCGGGGCCCGCGAGTCAACGCGCTTGAGCGAGCCTAACTACACGATCTCCGTACTCTGCTTCAACCGCCGAGCGATGACGGAGCGGTGCCTGCGCTCGGTGCTCGAGCACTCCCCCGCGGCGACCGAGATCATCGTCACGGACAACGGATCGGTGGACGGCACGGCCGAGCTTTTGGCCGGGATGGCCGAGGCCGACCGACGGTTGACGATCGTGACGAACGCCCGCAATGAGGGCATCAGTGGGCCCAAGCGCCGCTCCTGCGAGCGAGCACGGGCGCCCTACTTCGTGTCAATCGACAATGACGCCTGGGTCGGCCCGGGATGGCTCGACGCTTTACGGGCGCCCCTTGATCGCGATTCCCAAGTGGCCGAAGTCGGACGCACGGGGCAGCATCAGTCGCTCCGCGATGACGGGATCGGGAATCCCCAGGGACCGCTTGAGTACATCGACGGCTCTTGCTTTATGACCCGCACGGCGATCGCGAATGAAATCGGCCTGTGTGATCGCTTCTTTCCCTTCGCCTACGGTGACGACTCCGACTACTCGCTCCGGCTGCGTGCAAGAGGATGGAAGATCGCGACGGCGGATGGGATCCCGGTCTGGCATCCGAACGAGCCCGACAAGGATCATCATGGCGGGATAGATCTCGGGCCGCACCTGCACTTGGCCCAGCAACGTTTTGTGGCGCGGTGGAGCGATTACCTGCGCCGCCGTGCCTTCGATCCTACGGTGCTCATTCGCCGCTCGGCTGCGATCGGGGACGTGGTGATCGCGACGTCACTGCCGAAGCTCGTCAAGGGACTGATTCCGGGGGCCCGGATCTTCTTTGCGACGATCTTGCCCGAGCTCGTACGCGGCAATCCGCACGTGGAAGACGTGGTGCACTCGGTCGATTTTCAGTCGATGGGGCGCCGCATGGCCTACGCCTGGGATTTGGATGGGCTCTACGAGCGGCGACTCGGTCGCCCCTATTGGAAGTCCTTCGCCGAGGCGACCATGTTCGCTCCCGAAGATCCGACGCCTGCGGGTGATCTCCATCCCGGACCGGATGCCCAATCAGAGGCGGATAAGCTCGTCGGCCGGCCGGAGCGGCTCGCGATTGTTGCCCCGCAAGCCACGGGATGGGCCGGGAAGGATATCGGCCCCGATGCCTGGACCGGAGCGATCGACGAGCTCCGGCGCCGTGGCTATGTGGTCGCGGAGGTAGGTGGTGGACGTCAGCTCACGGACGCTGACCTACCGCTCGGGGGCCGGACGTCGCTCATGGGGCTAGCGGCGATCCTTGGCCGGGCGAAGCTCTTTATGGGACTCGACTCGGGGCCCTACCATATCGCCCGCGCGATGGGCTGCCCGTCGGTCGTCTTCTTTGGCTGCACCCGGCAGGACATCGTGAGCGATGGCGACCCGCACGTAACCGCCGTCACGGCCCCGGATCTTGATTGCTTGGGGTGCCATCATATCCAAGGGCCCGGGACGACCAGCTTTCAGGGATGCGCGCGGGGGGATCTCGCCTGCCTCGGGCTCCGGCCGACGGCGATCCTCGACGCCGTGATTCAACGCGTGGAGATGATTGAGGGATGAAGCTCCTCGGGGGGTCGATCTTTGTGCGCGATGCGATCCGGCTCGACTACTGCCTCGAAGCCGCGATCGAATCGCTCGCCCCCGTCTGTGATGAGATCGTGGCCCTCGACTGCGAGTCCACCGATGGCACGGTGGATCTCCTCCTAGAGCTCGAGCGGCGCCATTCCCATCTCCGGGTCTATACCGGGCAACCGTGGGAAGTCGGCGACAATTACGTGCGGCTTGCTCTCCACGCCAACGCCGCCCGGGAGAAGCTCGATACGCACTGGCATTTCATGCTGCAAGCCGACGAGGTGTTGCACGAGGCGAGCCACCCGATCATCAGGGAAGCCGTGACGGCGGACGGCTGGGGGGCGACGACCTTTCGCGTGCGGCGGTTCAATCTCTATGGCGACGTCGATCGCTGCGTGAAGATCGATTCCACAATGAAGCCCTGTTCCGATATGCCGACCCGGCTTGCCATGACCCCCTATCCCGCTGTCGGCGATGCCGAATCCATCATCGAATCCGATGGGCGGGATATGCGGTTACTGAATCACATCACGATTGTGCATTACGGATTCGTGAGGGCGGGTGAAGCGCTCATCGATAAGACGATCGAGATGCAGGGATGGTTCCACGGGAAGGAAGCGACCGTGGATGAGCGGGTACTCAAGATGCGCGCCGAAGGGTCGGGCTTCCGCTATCGGGACATCATCCCCGACGACGAGCTGATGACGCTCCCCGTATCGCATCCGCGCTTTGCGCAAGCCTGGGTCGATCGGCATCGGGGCGGGGGGGCCTAACGTGCACTGGACCCCGACGCCTTTCGACAGGCTGAACTACGCGACCGATGACGAGATCGATGAGTATCGGGAGAACGTGACGCCCGAGGCGGAAGCGCTCTTTGCCGTCATCACGCGAGACCTGCCGCTCCTCGAGATGTACGGGCTCGGGCCGCATTCCTTGGCGATCATTCAGGACGTGATCGAGATCGTGCGCCCGGCCCATATCTTCGAGATCGGATTCGGTG